TAAAGGTCGGGCTTGCCAGATTGGCCTTGAGGTCCAAAGCGGTCTGCTGTGCCGTGCTGACAGGCTTGCCGGCGTCAGTCGTGTTGTCGACATTAGCCAGACCCACGTCACCTTTAATAATGCCCGTCGGCGTGACCAGTGCCGGTGATGTGGCAAAGACGAGTGCACCCGAACCGGTCTCATTCGTTACTGCTGCGGCAAGATTGGCGCTGGATGGGGTTGCCAGAAATGTCGCCATATTGGCTGCAAGACCAGACACACCCGTTGCGATGGGCAGGCCAGTGGCATTGGTCAGAACGCCGGATGCAGGTGTTCCAAGAGCGGGCGTGACAAGTGTCGGAGAGGTAGCGAATACGAGTGCACCAGTGCCGGTTTCGTCAGTCACTGCTGCGAGAAGATTTGCGCTGGACGACGTGGCGAGGAATGTCGCCATATTGGCTGCAAGACCAGAGACGCCTGTCGCAATAGGCAGGCCAGTGGCGTTGGTTAGAACGCCGGATGCAGGTGTTCCAAGAGCGGGCGTGACAAGTGTCGGCGACGTAGCAAATACATTGGCCCCAGTGCCGGTCTCATCGGTGAGAGCCGCCGCCAATTGTGCGCTTGTTCCACCAGCCAGAAATGTCGCCATATTGGCTGCAAGACCAGAGACGCCTGTCGCAATAGGCAGGCCAGTGGCATTGGTCAGAACGCCTGAGGCAGGCGTGCCGAGAGCAGGCGTGACGAGGGTCGGAGAGGTAGCGAGAACGAGTGAGCCCGAGCCGGTCTCGTTGGTCACCAGCGCCGCGAGATTGGCGCTGGTCGGCGTGGCTGCGAACGTATCGAACCCGGTCGCGCGGGTAATCGCACCCCACGATGTAAGCGTAGCTAGGAGAGGCTGGAACGTCGTGCCGATGGCCGCCAGATCAACCAGCAGCTGCGTCATCGTCCGGCTCACCCAGGATCCGGCCTTGCGCTGAATAATTTCGTCATTCGCCGGCGCCAGTGCAGCAATGGCCGTAAGATCAGCATCGACCGGCTGTTTTTCGGTATCCAGTTCGGCCAGTGAGGTTTGCACATCAGTCGCAGCAAGATTGCCCGCCGGCGTTGTGCCGATGTGACCTGCATTCAGAACGACAACGCCAGTCTGTCCATTGACGCTGCCGACGGGGGATGTGCCGCCCTGCTTCTCATAGCGGCGTCCGATGTTGTCATGAAGAATCAAATCGCCATCGTCGGCTGCGATCGATGCGAGATTGATCACGTAGAAAACGGATTTTGACTTGACGTAAAGCCAGCGCGCTTGTTCGAAATCGTTGCTGTTGACATCGGCAACTGCATCGACAGATATCGCGACCTGATCCTTCATGTAAGACCGGACTTCGCCCGATATCCAGTTGGCTCCGGCCTTGAAGGCTGTCGACGGTTTGATGATGCTCATGCTTTTAAGTCCTCGGCTTCGCGGTGCAGATTATCACAGGACGACGATTTCCTCGACCAAAAAGTCGGCCGAAGCGGTGATGTCGCGCCCTGTATCGCTGCCGCCAGTGCGAACGATGCCGACATTGTAATTGTGTGATGCGGAGTCCGGGACCAGATAGATCAACTGAAAAGGTGTGCCATTTGCAGAAGCAATTGTTCCAGAACCGACTGACGTTTGAGTGAGAAGCGAGACAATTTGTGACACCGATGTGTCTGCATAGAGACGCAGCGAGTAAGTGGTGTTGCCGGCATTGTTGCCGGTATTGCCGGAAAAGGAAAAGGAAAAGAACGTGAAGCGCAAATACTTTCCTGTGGTCGATTGCAGATTGACGCCGGTGTCGCGCTGCACTGTGCCGACCACGTCATTCCAGACTGTGTTGGAAAATGACCGGGTCTTAATCTGCTGCACGCCAGACGCAGGAACAGTCGGAACCCACGCTCCGGAACGGTTGGTGTAGAGCAGGCCAAGGTCGAGCCGGTAGATCGTATCCCCTTCAGCAGGCGTGAAAAACTCCCATGCAGCCACCGAATTCCAGCGCGCGACCTTGTTATTGTGGGTCGCAAATGCTCCGGTCGGCGACGTGCCCACCTGGTACATTGTGCCCTGTGTCGGCGTTCCGCCCGGAGGCGCATTGCGCTGGTCCACGACCTTCAGAATCGCAAACGGATGAAACAGTTTCTTCGGCGACACTGACGCATCGGCAAAGCCGCCAGCCGCCAGCCCCTGCACCCACGAGCCAGCCGCGCCATAATGCCAGAACGAAGCGTCATCCTCGGAATAGACGATCATACCGACAAAGGGCGCCCGGAAGATCCAGCCCCGCGCCGTAAACTGAGCAACCTTCTTGGCATTGCCCGACCAGTCCGTCCCGGTCGGCGCTGCGGTCAGGACATAGGCATCGCCCAGCGACGGGCTGCCCGGCTCCGCAGCCGTGGTTGCAGAGACCACCGAATCCCGCACGATGACATCGATCCGCTTCTTGTAGCGCCGGCCCGAGACCACGATGCACGACACACCGCCATCGTCGGCCGTGGTCGTGTCCGACGCGTCATAGGCGTAGAACTCGAGGTCGCCATCGTCGCCATAGACCGCCACCGCAGACCACGGCTGGATGGTGAAATCCTCAGCCGACAGGTCGGGATCGTTGGTCAGGTAAATGCCGGCTTCCGCCAGCTTCGCCCTGACTGTCGCCTGGACCTGGTTTGCAGCAAGCGGGAAAGCCTGTTCAAGGGCGGTGGTCATGCGGCTTGCGCCTCCAGCGTATCGTCATCGAGGACGAAATCCTGCTCGTCGTTCGGATCGAAGTCCGTCACGGTCGGGTCGTAGCCAACCAGCGTCAGCCGATAGCCGCGCAGATTGTCGTCCCACGCCTTTTCGACAAGCTCATATTGCCCGTTGGCGCGCGCCAGGCTGCCGGCGAGATAGACCTCGTAGACCTTGCCCGGCGACCAGCTCAGCGCATCCAGCGTCGCGCCCACCGTCAGCGTCCGTCCAATCCGCGCCTGATTGAGGGCAGCACTCGCAATGCGCTGCATCCGGCGGTGGTCCTCGACGAAGGCACCGCGGATCGATGACTCGCGCGGCTTGTTGTCCTGCGTGATCAGATCCTCGCGACGAAGCACAGGCCCGGCGACTTCCTGATATTCCCGGTCGGGCGCTATGAAGGTTGGCTTGATGATGTTGATCAGTTCGCGATCGCGCGGCTCGGAGACATACTCGAAGCCGCCCTTGATCATCCCCATGTGCAGCGTCGCCTGCGGTTCGCGCCGCGTTCTCACCACGGGATAGATTTTCGCGCGGTCGAGGATCAGGTGCCCGCCCATGGCAACCTTGAGGTTTTCGATCACGTCATAGGGATCGTCGGTCGACTGGATGACGCCATTGGCGGTGTGCCTGCGGAATGTCGTGCCGTCCGTGGCCGTCTCCCATCTGTCGCATTCGTCAGCGGCGGCCGCGATCTGGTCCCAATCGAGCCGGGCCGGATCGACAAGCCGCGTGTCGGGCCATTGATGCGTCAGGTAGCGCGCCAGCGCGATCGCCGCATTGTCGCTCCAGGTCCATGTCGATGACGTGCCGAGCACATGCCCCGCCTGCCTCGGATCGTAGCATTTCGCGCCCCTGAACCGGATCAGCGGTTGCAGCGCGCCCTGGTCGCCATAGATCCGCTTGTGATCGTTCAGCGTGGCCTCGAAGTCGACGCCGAAGCCGTAATGGGCGCGGATCACCAGCGTGGCATGGCCGCGCTGCCGGAACGTCGATGGCATGGTCGGAAAGTCGGCGGCGATCAGCGTATCGCGCGCCTGGTCGATGGATCCGCTGCGGAACGACGCCTTGAGATAGACATTCGAGCCGTCGGTGAAGGGCACCGATGTCGCAAGCCCCGAACTGTCGAAATAGACCTGGTTGCGGTTAACGAAGATGCTGTCCAGCCCGTCCACCTCATGCGCTGCCAGCAATATCCCCATCCAGATATAGGGCTTCTTGGCCTCGTAAAAAAACAGCGCCCCGCCCGTCGTCACCGTGCCGAGGCAAAGCCGCTGCGCAGGGATGGACTGCTTCAGTATTTGCTGGATGCCGTTCGGGTCGCTCACCGCTGCGAGGTTCTTGCGCGCCTGGTTGGCGGCATAGGCAGAATAGCCGACCGACAGCGCCAGCGGCCCGGCAATCAGCGCCGCCGCGCCGATATAGGTGGCAGCGGCCAGCGCCCCGCCGGTCAGCCCGGCCGATGTGAAGAACAGCAGCGAAAGCGGAATGGCCTGCGGCATCAGATGATCCTGAAAATTCTGGCTTCGCCCTGGAAGGCGTCATGCGCCAGCACCAGCCCGCCCGCCTCGGAGCGCAGGTGCCAGAACCCGCCATGGAAGAACGCCGGCGAGGCAACCAACCGCCCGGCATGCGTATATTGCACCACGGCAACGTCGAAATCGGCAGGCGACTGGACCCGCTTGCCATGCTCGGCAAACGACGCCTCGCATGCGTCAGGCAGCGTTTCGTGTCCCGCGCGACGGAATGCCCGGACAAAGCCGCGCGCCGTCCTGTAGCTGCCCCTATAGCCCGCCATGAGGTCGGAACGCCCGGCTGCAACTACAACGTCGGCAACCACCATGCAGCAATCATTGACGCCGAACCGGATCGGCCCCTCGCAGCGGTCCCAGAACAGGTCGAGCGGGTTCACGGCTGCTCCCAGTTGATCTGCTTGTTCTTCAGTTCCGGCATCCGGTCGAAGCCGGTGTCGCTGTCAGGGTCGAGCCCGAGCGAGGTGAGATAGTTCCGCTGTTCCTCGCGATCCCAGACCGCTCTGCTTTGCGTCTCGAGGAAGTAGAACCCGCCATTGGCCGCGATTGTCACCGTGACCGTCCCGCCCGGATCAGCCGAGAACGAAGGCTGGTCCAGCTCGCATTCCACCACCTGATCGAGGAACCGCACCTTGTAGTCAGGCCCGAGAAACGCCTTCCACACCCAAGCGAGGTTTCCCTTCACCGTGGCGTCGAGATAGGCAAGGTGTTCCGGGTCCACGCCCGAGAGGCGAAACACAATGTCGGAAACCTGGACCTCGGTATCGGAGGCGCTGATCTGCACCGAGCCGAGCCGGCCAAGGCCCTTCCATTCCTGCCCGTCATGGTCGAGCGTGCCGAGTCCGTCCCAGAGATATACATCGCCGTCGGGATGCGCGATCTTGACCAGCGTCACGTCGGGCGAGTTGCCTGCCTCCAGCAGCTGCTGCAGCGTCCTATTCGACATAGGGCACCTCGACAGCGCTGATCGATGCCTGGCCGGCCGAACCGGACCTGATCAGCGTGCCTTCGTCGGCAGACCGAAGCACAAAGCGGCCGGTCGGCTTTTGCAGTTCCACCCGGTCGCCCACAAGCGCCGGCTTCCACAAACGCCAGGACAAGAGCACCGTTGTCTCACCGGACGAGTCCGACAACGCATCATCCATGATCATGTAGAGGTTGCCGCCAACGCTGATCTGGTCGCCGGCCTTGAACACCAGTGTCGAGGCCACCAGTCCGGTCAAGTGCAGCGCGGTCGCGTAGCGGCCGGTGTCCGAGCCGACATAGGCATAGGTCGATCCGCCGTCGATGTGCCAGACGCCATCGATCAAATAGGCGCCCGCGATATTGTACTGCCCCTGCGATTGCTTTCCGTTCGGCGAGCGTGGGTTCCATATGCCTGCCCCGGCCCCGCGCGGCAGTACGCGAAGCGGATCGAACAGCCGGAACGCCTTTGACGTGCCTTCCAGCCGGGCAATGAACACTTCCCATTCGAACCGCAGATCCCCGTCTGCACCCTTCATGAACGGCAGCAGGTCGAGATCGGCCATCCATCGCATGAAGCGTGGCCCGGTCGAGCGCGGCGTCGTCGCCCACTGGCCGGAGGAATACTCGCCCTCGGTCATGAGTCGGAATGACCCGCCCTGGACCCGAAAGAGGCTGCACGGCAGGTCGATGGTGGTGATGGGATATGTCATCGGAAATAGCCCGGCCGGTTACGCGATGCGCTCTGAACCGAGCGAACCGCTTCTTGAGCCAGTTGCGGCCTTGCCTGCTGCACCACCACGCCCGCCGTCTGGCCCGAGATTTCCCGGACGCGCGGCGTGAACATCTCGCCTTCCTCCCCGACAAGCGTGATTACGATGTTCTGAGCCCGCGACGAGCCGCCGCCACCCATGTTCGGAAGGGTCGGCGCGACAAGCCCGCCGTCGGCGTAGCCTTTCAGATTGCGGTGCAGCGCATTGAGGTTGCCGACGCCCGCGCGCTGGGTCGCGGCCTTCGAAAACACGAACTCGCCGCCATGCACCACGCCCTTCGGCTGGTTGCGGCCGCCATTGCCGGTGTATCCGCCGCCAGCGAAGCCGAACAGCCCGCCCAGCAACCCGCCGAACCCAGCCCCGCCGCCGCCAAACAGGCTTGCCAGAGGGCCCTGCCCGAGTAGCGCAGCCTGAGCCACGGCCTCGACCAGCGTGTTCAGTAACTTGTCGAGCGCTGCGTTTCCAGTCTCGATTGCGGGGATCAGCGACGAGAAGGCGTCATAGGCGGTATCGGCGAAGAATTCCGCCGTCTGCCGCGCCTGCTCCTGCTTGTCGCTCAGTTGTTCCGCCGCCACGCCGGCCTGCGCATAGGCCGTGGCCAGGCTCTCGATTTGCGCGCGCAATTCCGGCGTGATTGTCAGGCCTGATTTTTGCGCTGCCGTCAGCAATTCCTCAACCGCAGCAGCCTTTTCAACTGCAAACCCGTAATCGTCTATCAGCGGGTTAAGCCCTGCCTGTGCCACCGTTGTCGCCTGAATGGCTGCCGTGCGCTCCTTGATCTGTGCGATCTCGCGCGCATAGTCGCTTTCGCGGCTTTTTGCGCCATCCTTCTTTTTGCCCGGCAATCCGTACCTGGGATCATCCAGAGACACCGGCGTAAATCCAGCCTTCTCTGGCAACCGCCCAGTTGTGGTCGCTGCCTTCGCAGCAGCAGCGGTCGCGCTCTGGCGAATTACGTCAACAGTCAGAGCACCCGCTTCTTGCACTTGCTGTTCAAACGCCGCGTCGACGCGATCCCTGAGCGCTTTGGAAGATGTGACAGTAAGTGCCCCACCCAGGAAACTCTTCTGGACAGACCCGCCAGTGACAAGCGCACCAATGTTATCCAGTCCAGACGCCTCGGCCACGCCATTCGCAAAATTCTGCGCCACGCGAACCCCGTCCTGAAACGCTTTTATGACAGTCGCTATCTGCTCAACCAGCGCGCCAAAATCGGCCCTGCTGACGTATGAGGTGACATTATCGATTGCAGACCCGAAAGTGTTGGCGGCCTTACTCGACTCGTTGAAACGACCCGCCGCGTCGATCATCGCGGTCCTCAGGTTCGTCAATCTCTGACCGATGGTGAAAACGGAACTGGCCACCTTGTCCTTGAGGATCACCGAACCGACCTGGAACGCTTCAAAGAACGCTCTCGTTGGGACGCTGCCACTCTTCACAAGCTGCGTGAGTTTGCCGACATCGCCACTAGCCTCTTTGAGGCCCGCAGCTACAGCCTGCAAGAGCGGATACGCCCCGTCGATAAGAGAATTGTATTCCTGCGCCTGGACGACTGACCCGCCGAGAACCTGGCTCAATTGGAGAAGCGCGCCAGAAGCCTCTTGTGCCGTTTTGCCGCTCACCCGTAGCGACACCGCCACATTTTCAACGAACCGGCCCAGGTCTTCCTGCGATGCGCCCAGATTTGCAGCGGCCATAGACGCACGGCTGTAGAGCGTGACGAGATCCTCGATAGGAACAGCGTTGCGTTGCGCAGAGAGATAGAGTGCGTCGTAGACTTTCGTGAGTTTGTCGCCCTCTAACCCTGTTACCTTGAGCGCGTTCTGAATCTTCGTGGAACTATCAAGAAGCTGCTGGACACCGCGCAGAGAGGCAGCCGCTGCAAAAGCACCGGCAAGGCCCTTGGCCAGACCAGCAAAGCCCGCCGAAACAGTCTTGTTACTATTGGCCCATGTCCGCTCGATACTGCGCGTCTGCTTTACAGTGACGCCCTGGGCCCTGCGCATGGCATTCTCATACCCGCGCACGTCGGCACTTAACTGGACAACTAATCGCTCTAAGTCTGTTGCCATCAGTGCTTCGTCTCCATCCACGCCCACAATTCGTCGGCCTCAGCCGTCGAAAGTTCTTTGCCGGAATCGGGGTTGTGGGCTTTCGCGTAACCGTTGAGCGCTGCGAAGGTCTGCCACATGCTCATACCATTCACCGCGACGGGTGAAAAGCCTATGGCTGCGCAGGCCCCGTAGACTTCGCCGAATCGGATCTTGCCGCGCGGGAGGTCATCGATCCGGTCGCCGGCTTGCGCTTTTTTTTTACGATTTCCTCGTCGGGTGCACCCATACAACCAGCCGCAAGAATGGCGATGGCAGTCTGGAGGTTTTCCATCGGCGGCCGCGACTCGACATAGGAACGGACCAGTTTCAGCGCGTCGACAGGAACCATACCGCCGCCGACCAGACCGAGCCTTATGATGTTGCTCAGATGCTCGACACGCCAATGCCCTGCATATATTTGTTGCAGGAGGTAATATGGGCCAGCGTCGACCGCCTCCTGCAACTTTGCAATCTCACCCCAGCCGAGCCGGAAATGATGCTCGCCATCCGCCCAATCGAGCGTGACAGAGGCGTCACGACTCATCAAACAACGACCTTCGTCATGATGCCGTCCGACTGCATAGAGATATTCGCCGTCGCGCGCTGTCCATTATTTGCGCCAACATCCATGCTTTCGACGTGCATGGCCCCTGTGAAAGTGATTGTCTTAGCCGGGAACTCGATCTCGACCTTGGCCGGAATAGAGTCGACGCTGTAGAAAGCATCAAGCCAGCTTTCCACGGATTCCGAGGCGAGCACGCCTTCGCCTGAGACCGCCATGGACAGCGACACGGCATCACGGCCGAGCCAGTCGATCGCATCCGGATCGAGGCAGTCCGGGATGGAAAACTCGTTCAGTGCCTTGTTGAAAGTAACCGAGCGATTGGTGAACCCGCATGGCGTAGTGTATGTACCGCTGCCGAGCAGGTCGAGAAGGACACGGACCTTGCCGCCTTTGATGGTTACCGGCTGTGCCATTTGAAAGTTCTCCTTTTAGGTGGGTTGTTCCGCGAACGCTTCAAATGTGATCGCGGCATGTGAGGTCAGGCCATCCGGGTCGCGGAAGGTTCGAGTGGTGCGGTGCTGGAAATAGGCCAGTGCGTTGTGCTCGATGAACAATTCGGTTTTCAGTGCAGACCGGACTGCATCGCCAATGGCTCGCACTTCAGGAAAGCCAAGCTTGCGTGACCAGCAGTCGATTTGAAGCGAGATATTGAACCCGTCGATGCAGTCGTATTCCTCACTGACCTCATCGCTCGGGCCGAGTGAAATGTATGGAAACAACACGCCTGCGGGCACGCTGTCATAGACCCGTCCGGCGACCAGTGCCGCAACAGCACCGTCATCTTTGAGGCGGGCAACAATCGCGCCCTGCAATTCCAGTGTAGGTGATGTCACGTTGCTGCCACCTTTTTAGCCGCCATCGTTCCGGCGCGCTTGATGCGAGACTTGGCGCGCTTGCGGAGCGCCCTGTAGGACACAAAAAAGAACGGATGCGCCGCCATCTTCTGAGTGCCGAATTCAATCCATCGGGCGTAATATGCGTCGCTGTCGCCGGCATAGACTGTCGCTGTCATGTCGCCGGTCTTACCTGTTGCCAGGATGCGCGCGCCCTTTGGCGGATCGCCGAACGTCCAGCCGATGCTGCCTGCGAGCCGTCCGCTGTCCTTTGGAACAAGGCTTTCGGCCAGGTCCGCGATTTCCCGAGCCGATGCGGCGATGGCCTTGCGGATTTCCTCTTTTGCCACCTCAGGCAGTGCCGCCAGCTTGCGATTGAGCCGATCGACGTTCAAAACCCTGACTGTCACGCCGCGACGCCACTTTCGACGGTCAGATATACCCATGCCCGGTCGGTAATGGCATCGACAGCATCGATCGCGTACAGCGTGCCGTGCCTATCCCGCATGCGCCAATCCGTTGTTATCTGCCGCGAGGCGACCGACGACCGGACATAGACACCGAACACGTTCCTGCCCTCCAAACGGGCTGCTACGACTGCCTCCGATCCGCCGCGATAGCGAAACTCGGCAGCGCATGAATATTGTTCATTCCAGTCGCCAGACACATCGTTGCCATATCCATCGGCGACTGGAACGCGAACGTCGAACGATACCCGCTCGCTAAGACTATCGGCCGTTGGGCTTTTTGCCATCGTGAGCCTTCATTGCCGCAAAAACCGGATCCACATCAGATCGTGACGCCCGGATCGCTGATCTTGACGGTCAGGACGGTCGTCGTTTTCGCCTGGCCGAGAATGATCGTATCATCGCCGGACAGCACATCGGCAACTACGCCGATTTCGCCGGGAGTTGGCGAAAGATAGTATGCAAGTCCGGCAGTCATGGTCGCGCCGATCGTAACGTCGCCTGCGCGTGCAATAGCGAGGGGTTGACCGGCGCTAGCGCCGTTGAGCGCAATGCCGCGCGGATCGCGAGCAAGAGCCGTTGCCGAATCAGCGTCGGCGATCTTGTACTTGCCGTCAGCAGTGTCGCGATAAACGACCATGCCTGCGGTTATCGTTGCGCCAGATGTGCCGTGCTCGATAGTTGCACTGGCACCAGCAATGACGCTGGCTGCGGTGATTGACAAAGATGGCATGGGTGCATTCTCCTATTGA